TTTCAAATTCCCATGGCGGGTCTGCCAGGATGACTGAGAAGCCTCCGGCAGGCCGCAGGGCTGCGAAGTCGAGCACATGTTGTGGGTTGGCCGTTGTCATGGTGCCGCGCCCCTAACAGTGGCCGCGCACGATGGCTTCGATCTGGGGGACTGTTAGGGCGTGGCGCTCTCCGTCCACCGTCACAAAGACGCATGTGCTTGTGCTGCGGTCTATGTCGATACGTGTGTCGCTTCCTTTTGCCTCGTGATCCGCTACCACCATTGCGGCAATTGTCCGCGCTCTGTCGAGTGGGGTGCATTTGTCTTGGATGAGCGCCCGCTTGATCTTCTCAAACTGGGCGTTGCGCTCTTCAACGCCAGTGTCGATCGCGCGTTGAAGAACGACACGGGCGAAGTCTTGCAGGTTCTCGGCTTCGTAGGTTGTCGGCTGCATGGTCGGCTCCTTTGGTTAGGCGCGTTTCTTGGGCTCGTTCAGGGAGAGAGCGAGTTGCTTGACGTTGATGTGTTCGGATAGCGGGATGTGCACCGTCGGATCAGGGATGGCGGACGGAACCAGAATGCGGACGGGCTCGACTGAGGCCACGAAAGTGCATCCGCATTTCTCGTTGAGGCATTGGCAGGTGATCTCCCGATAGGCGCGCGAATATTCGCGGGTCTTGCGAATGCGCGTTATGTGCCCGCAGTGAGGGCATGGGATCCGCTTGATTGTCGGCTTGTCCGCTACACACATTGCCTTACTCCGTGGACGGAGGAAGGAAACGGGTGTTTGCCTTTGCTGAGACGGTTTATGGCTGCCTTGGGTTTGCCGCAGCGATAGGCCGCGCCGACAACCTGGTCGGCATACTTTTGGGGGAGAGGATCAGGCCACTTGGAGATGAACTGCGGCGTGTATCCAAGCGCCTTTGCAAGGCCCGCCTGGTTGCCGAAAATCGCTGCTGCATGTTTCTTCAACATAGTCAGCGCGCTTAACCATGGTTGAGAAATATATCAACCTCTTTTGATCCAAAATAAACTATGGTTGACGCCATGTTTAAGGATCGTCTGAAAGAAGCGCGTGAGGCCGCCGGGCTCACTCAGGCTGAACTGGCTAGGAAAACCGGGGGATTAACCGGGGCTGCGGTCAGTGCGCTTGAGTCCGGAGTGTCCAAAGGTCCGCGTCCTGAAAACCTTGCTGCAATGGCAAAGGTTATGGGGGTGGATATCTACTGGTTGGCCACGGGAGAGGGGCAATCTGTGCATGTTTCCGAATCAGATAGTGATTCGGCAGCGGCCAAACCGGGTGCGGATGTTCTTATGCTGGCGGAGCTGATCGAGCTGTTTCAGTCCGTTGATGGGTACAAGGACAGGCGGCGCTTTCTGGACACGATCCGCTCACTTATTGACCAGCCATCCGGACAACAAGCCTAGATTGGTGTCAACCATTGTTGGCGCTCCACCGGTATAGGGAAGGGGCTATGGGCATCACAATTGCAACCTGGACTGTGACCGCGATTTTGGTGTTTTTCGCCATCGCTCAGATCACGATTGGCGGATACATCGGAGCGCTGGTGCTGGCCGCTGCGGCGGTGCTCATCAGCCCGCCGGGCACGGCGCGGATCGTGCCCGGCCTATCCGGTAACACCAAGGCGCGCATGCTCATGGGGTGGGCAGGCATAGGTCTTCTGCTTGTCGTCGCTCTGGCAGGCCCGAAGGGTCCGGCGCCAGCGGAAGAAAGTAAGCTGACGACACAGGAAGAGTTGGCAAGCGTAGCTGACGAGCGTGGGACACATGAGGGAAGCGAGCCTGCGGCCTCTATGGCAGCACCGGAACCCGCGACATCGTTTGCTACCGATTTTCCGGAGCGTACGCGCGAGCAGGCAAAGGCACTGTGGACTGAGCTAAAGGCCGCACGGTATGACCCCCAATTCCACCAGTTTGGCTATGCCCGAGGTGGTCCCTTCGGTGATTGGGAGACGCGGCGCAAGGCACTTGACAATGAGTGGGTTGAATATGTGCGTACGGTGCCGCGTGCCGGCTACAAAGACGCCGTGCTCGGATCTGCGATTCACTGGATGTATTCAGTCGGGCAGGATTGGTACCGCACCGCGGGAGAGGGTGACGACGACACGGCAGCGCTGGCCGGAGTAATTGATTTTGAATTGAGCCGTTAGTTCTCAGCTCGTGTTTCTAACTGCGCCGCGGTCGTGAGGCCGCTGGCATTCAGCGTGTGCGTTACCGTTGCGCAGATCCAGGTAATGGCATCAATTTCCGGCCGCCATCCTGAGAGGGTCACCGGCGTTTCAGCCATCAGTGCCGCGCGCCCGATTGCCAGGGTTATAGACATGGTGTCGCGTGCCCGCTGAATGCGCGCCCATTCACTGTCTGCTTCCGCCTGGGCTGTTGCGGCGTCCTTGAATGTGGTGGCCAGCGTCTTCAGTTTCTCAGGCGTCGCCCCGCCGCCTGCGGTCGCTGTTCTGCGAACGGCATTAGCAACGTCATGCCACTGCGCCTTGACGCCTGAATAGTCCGTGGATCCCTGCTTGCGGCTGAAGGTGTGCCGGTCCCCGTCGCCACGGGTGAGGGTCATGGGGCCAAGCGGTGTCCCGCCGGCGCTTTGTCCGGATCCGGCCTTTGCGAACAACAGGCGTCCGGCCTTGATGGTGGCGATTGCATCAAACTGCCGTCCAAGCCGTGTGAGCAGGTGCCCGTCGCTTTCGCTTGCCTGGTCAATGTGGCCGGGGTTCTGCCAGGCCAGTGCTTCGGCGACCACCAGCTCAAGGCTGTGGTCCCCGGCGATCGTGCGCAAGATCTCGCCAAGTGGTATGCCGGCAAAGCTGCGGCGCTTTTGTTCGTTCAGCGATGAATGAAAGTCAGCGCTTCGCGCGTGGATGCTCAGTTGATCCGGCGGGCCGGTGTCTGTCATTTCGTCCACAACAAAGCTGCCCTTGTCGACCAAGCCGGTTTCCTTGAAGCCCAGATGCACCGTCACCGCTGCGCCTATGCCAGGAAGCGCAAGCAGGCCATCGGTGTTGCTCAATACGAGCTTCAGCTCATCTGCTTCAAAGGCGCGCTTGTCGGTCAGGGTGAGGTTTACCAGGCGCGGGTTGATCTGCGGCGTAATGTCGGTTCCCGCGACGGTGATGGCGAAGTCAGGTGTCATGCGCCACCTCGTTGGATGTTGCCTGCGAGGCGCGCGAGGGCGAGGTCTTCCGGTGTCAGGTCCGCCTTGTTCAACGTGTCGTCTGGTTCGTGGTGAAGCGACACGGTGAAGGTCATCTTGCGGGCCTGTCCCTCACGCAGAAAGATACTGCGGCTTTGCCGGACGCTGCGGATGGTCCAGTAGCCCAATACGTTGCCAATGCCGTCCATCAGCAGGTAGGCGGTGCCCGTCGCCTGCATGTCCAGCAGCCGTTGCAGATCCGCAGCCCCGCCGGTGGTCCCTGGGTAGAGATCTCCGGCAAGGGAAATCGTGTCGGTTCCCGGTCCAAGATGCTGGCTTGCCGCGCGGGTGCCAAACCGGTCATTCGCCGCGAAGCGTTCCGCCGTGTCGCGCTGGAATTGCTGATAGGCGACGGTCGGCACCGAAAAAACGAACAGGCCTAGGCTCATCATCATTGGCGGGTCTCCCTAGTCGTGGAAAGCGGCGCGGGCCGATGCGGCGCGGTCGCGCTCAAGGCGCTCGACTTCGTCTGCTACCAGCCGCGCCAGGGCGTGTTCGTCCATGCCCGGTGCAGCGTGTACGTGGATCTCAATTGTTTGTGTCACCTGCGCAGGTGCCGCGCGTTGGCCGGCATAGGCCGGAACGGCGCTCATACTTGCCGCCACAGCGCCGGCGGCGGCTACCCGTGGCAGGTCTCTACCAAACTGCTGAATGGTGCCAAGGGCGCGTCTCTGGCCACGCTCAACGCCTTGCGTCAGTCCTTCGGTCAGGTGGCCGCCGAAAGCAGCAAAGACGCGGCTGGGGCTGTTGATGCCCAGGAGATCCGCAAAGGCCGTCTTGATGCGCCCGGCAAGGCCTTTGACGGTTTCCATGACGCGGGCAATGCGGCTTGTGATGCCGGTGATCAGGCCGGACACGATATCCCTGCCGATGGCGCTGAAGTTCTTCACCAGGCCCCTCAACCACGTGACCGCGTTCATGAAGCCGCTCTTGATCGTGTCCCAGTGTTTCCACACCAGATAGGCCGCACCGGCAATGCCGATGGCAATGAGCCCGATGGGGTTGAGTAGCAGCGCCTTGCCCAGCAGGAGCACAGCGCTGCCCACCAGCTTCAGGCCAGTGGCAAGCGCCGCCGCCTTTAGGCCCACCGTGACAAACGCGAACTTCGCCAGGGCGAACGGTCCAAGCAGTCCGGCAACGGCGATGGCCAGGCCACCTGCAACGGTCCAGACCGTGGCGAGGATGCCCGCGACGGTGAACAGGCCGCCGGCAAGGCGCGGGTTCTCCCGTGACCATGCCGTAACGCCGCGCACAAGCCCGGTGATGCCCTGCACCAGGTTCCGCAGGCCGAACGTCTGTGTGTCCGCCATGGCGATGTTGAGGCCTTCCCAGGCGCTTCCCAGCGCCACCACGTCACCGGACAGGTTGTCTCCCATGAGCGTCGCCACGCGCTGCGCTTCGCCTTCGGCGTGGTTCAGTACGTCCACAAACTGTGTGATCGCTTCCGCACCCTGGGCGCGCACCAGGGCTGCCATGCCGCTGCCTGCCTGCTTGCCTGCAATGGCGGTGAACAGGCCCAGGCGTTCCGCATTGCCCATTTCTTCCGTCTTGCGCGCGATCTCCGCCAGGATCTCCGGCATTGCGCGCATGTTACCGGCGGCGTCCTTGGTTTGGACGTTGAGCGAGGCGAGGGCTGTAGCCGCCTGGCGTGGCGGGCTGGCCATGCGGGTGTACATACTGCGCAACACCGTGCCTGCCATGCTGGCCTGGATGCCGACATTGCCAAGCAGTCCGGCCATGGCGGCAGCTTCCTGCATTGATGCACCAGCTTCAAACGCCGCCGGCGCAACATAGGTCATGGTGTCGCCAAGCTGTTGCAGGCTGGTGTTTGAGCGCGTGAACGTGGCGACCAGGGTATCCGCCACCATGTTCATCTGCCCGGCTTGCAGGTTGAAGGCGCTCAGGATGTTGGACGCAATGTCCGCACTTTGCGCCAGCTCCGTTCGCCCGGCCTTGGCCAGGTTCAGCATGCCCGGCATGGCAGCCAGGATCTCGGCGGCCTCAAACCCGGCCATGGCCAGGAATTCCATGCCACCCGCCGCCTGGGTTGCGCTGAAGGCGGTTGTGTTGCCCAGGGCGATGGCCTGAGCGCGTAGATCCTTGAAGGCTTGTGAGGTCTGGTTGACGCGTCCGATGGCGCCCACGGCGCTCATCTGTTCGTCAAATGTCATGCCCGGCTGAATCGTGCCCGCCAGGCCGCGAAGGGCAATTGCACCACCGGCAACGCCGGCGGCCCCTGCAACCGCTAGGTTGGATTGGGTTTGCAGGGTCTTGCGGTATCGCTCGCCTGCCTCCGCCAGTCGGCGTTGCTGCCGTGCTGCGCGCTTTAAGGCCTGTTGCTGCCGATCGAGCCCGCGTGACGTGGCAGCAACGCGTGTGGCGAGGCGGCTTTGCTCGTGCGCCAGGTTGCGGGTGTCTATCCCGGCTTTGCCAAGCGCGCCACGTTCGCGCTGAAGCATGAGCAGCTGCGCTGCCTGCTTTTCCTTCAGCGTTCGCACACTGTCTGCGGCCTTCTTCGCCGCGCGGGCCATGGCCGTTGTCGGGCGTACCGCATGCTTGTGTGCTTGTGCCAGGCGTTGCGCTTCGACCTGGGCGGCCTGGAGCTGCTTGGCAGTGCCGGCGGTTTCGCGCTTCAGCTTTGTAAAGCCGGTGAGCCGTTTCTGCGTTGCCTGAAGTCCCTTCAGCTCCTTTGACGTCTTCGCCACACCGTCCCGCATTTTGGCGGTGCTTTGCGCGATGCGCTTGAAGGTCTTGGACGCCTTGTCGAGGGCTTCAACGCCGATGCGCAGCTTCAGGTTTTTCATCGTCCTGCGGCCTTTCATGAACAACGGCCATGGGCAGGGTCAATCCTTGCCCATGGCCTTCTTGAGTGCGTCGTTCTCCTTCACCGCTTGCGCGTACCAATCGGAGAATTCATCCAGTGGCATTGCATCGAGAACGTGAGGGGGCCACCCGCCGCCAAACACCATGTTGATAAAAGCGTAAGCCTGTGTGAGGTCGGCGGGGACTACTTTACGGTGAGGTACTGAACCACCTTGTCTGTAAGGCCTGTCAGATCCAGCGCGTTCATCTGTTCGCAGATGATCTCTTCTGGCAGCGATGGTGTTGTAAGCCTGGGGATCAGTTTCAGCATCGCGTCGGTGTCCCCGTTTACCAGCGCGCCCAACTGAAGCCCGCGCAAGTCACCCGGCTTTGGTCGCCGCACATGCAGGTTTGAGATTTCCTGCTTGCCTAGCGTGATGGGTGTCGCCAGCTCATGCGGTACGCCTTGTGTCGCCGCGCCGATGGCTTCATTGCTTGCTTGCTCCGGTGCTGCGTCTGCCGCGTCCTTGCGGGCTTCAGTGTTTCCGTCGCTCATGTGTCATGCTCCAGTGCTGTTGGACGGGTGGGGGGAGAGTAGGTGTGTCCCTACTCGCTCAGGCCAATGATGCGGCGCGCTTCCGCCAGCACGTCTTCGCCGGCGATCACCTCCACACCATTTTCAAAGTCGAATTCAACCAGCGGTTCGCCATTGCGATCGAACCGGAAGTAAGTCAGCGACAACTCATGATCTGAGTCCGTCATCTGGCCTTCCTTGGCGGTGCCCAGGTCGATCTTGTCCAGGCGACCGCGTGCCACCACTTCGATTGCCACCATGGCCGCGCCGGGCGTGTCTGACTGGTAGGCACCGACAAAGCGAATGCCGGTGTCAGACGCCGCGTGTTTCGCCAGCGCCTTCAGCAGCGTTTGGGTGTGCTCGCGCAACTTGATGCTCATGGTGAGGGCGTTCCAGCCCAGGCCGACCATGGCCGGTCCGCCCATACCCGCGCCCCGATACTCCTCGGTGTTGCGCTCGATTGACGGGAGCGTCACTTCCTCGGCAAGTCCGAGAAAGCCGACGCCATCCACAAAGACATTCATCTTTTTCAGTGTTTCGGGAAGCATGTGCAGCTCCTAATCAAGGGTCAGTGTTAGGGCAGGCGGGTGCGGCAGCCCATCGCCCGCGCGCTTACGCGGCGGCGATGGCCTGTTGCAGGTCGACGATGTAGCTGTCGGTGATCCGCTGATTGAATTGCAGGTTCTCAATGGGCGGAACGGGCGTGTAGTCGTAGTCAATCTGCAACTTGCCCGCCTTCAGTTCCTCGACCGGGTTAAGCTCCGGGTTGAACCAGGCCTGCCCGCCAAGCAGATAGCCGTTGTTTGTCAGACTGCGGAGCTTGGCGTTCACGCCCTCGATAATGTCTTTGACATTGGGAAGGCTCATGGGCGCGTCCACGGCCCACATATGCGCTTCCGCCATCGTGTCCGCCAACACCTGTGCGGTGCGGGTGTAGTTCTCGAAGGCAAACAGGCTGTTCGGCCCGGCGCAGGTGCGTGAGCCCCAGAAACGGAAGCCGTTTTCCCGAATGAGGGTGGTCACATCGTTTTCATTCAGGTAACCGGCATCGGTGTCGGGGCTCTGAAGATCCCAGTTCACATGCTGAGAGATCCCGGTAACGCCATTGACCGCGATATTGGAAAGCGTCTTGTGCCAGCCAATTTCATTGTCCAGCTTTGCGCGCAACCCTACGGCCCGCGCAGTCGAAAAGGCGGTGTCCTTCAACTGTGTGGTGGTGTTGAACTTCTGGAAGTCCGGCCAGATCACCATGAGTTCGCGGGCGCTGAAGTTGCCGCGATAGGTCACGGCGTCTTCCTTGCTGGTCGCGCCATAGGCGGACACATAGGCAAAGGCGCGCAGCTCCTGGGCGATGCTGACAAGCTCTGTCGCAACGGGCTGTGTGTCCAGGCCGGGGATAGCCAGGATGCGCGGCACCACGTTCAGTTCCTGCTTGGCGACGGTGAGCGCCTTCATGCCCGTGCGGGTGCCATCGGCTTCCACAGTGCCGATGATGTTGGCGTCGGTGGCGGCTTCGTCTGCGCCTTCTTCAACGCGCACCACCACCACCCAGGGGTTTGCCTGGTCGCGGATCGCATCCAGAGCAAAGGGTAGGGTGCCCGTGTCACCGGCCTTGCTGATGGCGGTGTAAATGTCCGTCATCAAAACCGGCGTGTTCAGCGGATAGGCGGCGGCGTCGGCATTGGGGCCTGTGCACACCAGCCCGATAACTGCCGTGCGAATGGTACGAATGGGGCGTGTGCCTTCGTTGATCTCAACAACGCCGACGCCGTGGTGATAATCGTTGGGCATGGTCGTGCTCTCCTTGGTGGGCGGGCAGCCTTGGCCTTAATCCGGCTCCGGCCAGGTCAGGTTTGACAGGGTGGTTTCAACTTCGGTGGGCGTGGTCGCGTTGCTGACCGCCTGCTTGGCCAACAGACGCCGGCGCTCGATGTCAGCACCAATGCTCTGCCAGGCGTCGCGGCGCGCGCGCACAATGGCGGCAACGTCAGCCAGGGTGTCTCCATCCACACCAAGGCAAGCGGCTAGGAACGGGTAGGAGTCCGCGTCAGGTGACGTGTCCGTCAGCAGGGCGTCAGCCTCGGCTTCCTTCTGCGTGTAGGTCATTGCCTGCCCGCTGCCCGGCGTGATGAAGGCCAGGCGCGCACTTTCCGCCTGGCTGTCAATTCGCGATAATGCCTCGGAACGAGCATGGGTTAAGGTGATCTCATCGCGGGCGGCTTTGAATTCTTCAATGCGCGTGGCAATCGCGGTGGGCACCGGGCAACATCCTTCGTGATCAACCAGGAGTTCATCCAGGCCGAAGAACAACTTGAAGGCACGTGCATCTTGGATGTCCGTGGCAAAGTGGATGCGTGTTTCATCAGCGCTCATCGTGACAGTCTCCCGCCCTGGAAAAACCCCTTGTCCGTAAACACACCGCCGGTCTGCGTGTTGATGGTTGCAAACACCTCGTCGCCCGGATTAACGGGGTATACGGATGTAACGGACACCATTGGATTGAAGTCGAGGTTTTGCATGTTGCTGCGTTGGCCCGTCATCACAATGGCGTCGTTCACCAACAGGCGCATGAATGTGTTGTACTGGCCGCCAAGGCAGTGAGCTTGTGCAGTGAAGATCCATAGGCCGCCTTTGTCCGCGGGCACGATGAAACGGCCTGCGTCCAATGCCCCAACTGTGGTGCCGTCAGCGACGAAGGTGTTGATGGCCGTGTTGGTGTCAACAACCAAGCCGACACTGGCGCTCATCTGAGCGTGAAAGTAGTCAGTGGACTGAGAGATGCCCTGGAGTGCCGCAAACAAGGTTGCAGGTGACACCGCCGTTTGTGTTTCAAGACCAGCTAAAACTGCTTCGAGTGTTGCGAGTTTGATGTGCCCTGCTTGTGTCTCGGTCGAGGCCAATCCGGCATGCGTGGCGAGACTGTTTGCGACGTTGGTAATTTCGGTGAGAACAGTTGTCGCGAAATTGGGATCATCGCCCAGTGCAGCGGCAAGCTCGTTCAGGGTATCGAGTGTTCCTGGCGGCGCATTCAGGATGGCCGCTATTGCGTTTGCCACGAATGCTGTTGTTGCCAGCTGCGTAGAGTCATTCCCTGATGCGGGTGTAGGGGCCTGTGGGGTGCCGGCCAGGAGCGGGCTTTCGAGAGGCGCACGCAGCTCTACTTCCTGCTTCAGGTACGTGGTGCGATTTGCGAGCGCTTTGGCCTGCTCGTTGTCGATGCCGTCCGGGCCTCCTTGAACAACGTCCGTTTCTTCAAGTTGATAGACACCCGGTGTCCAAGTGGCGGACTCAGATAGATTGGCCATCAATCACCCCTCGTGTGAAATCGCCATTGCGTATGACAACGCCGTTGCGTGTATTGAGCGCGCGGTCGTAGCGGAGCTGATGCAGCCGGTTGCTTTCCCGCTTCACCAGATTGATGATTCGGCGAATTTGCTCCGCTTGCGGAAGGCTCACTGGCTTCCGCATCACAACTGTGAACCAGCACCAGTGCGTATAGACGCTGTAGAAGTGCGTTCCATCGCGCTTGACCCTGCCGTCACGGCGGCGCGCGTCCAGCCCGTCATACACATCACATTCGCCATACCCGGCGGCACGGATGGCATCCTTCAGCGCGCCGACTGTGCCCTTGCGTGCGTGCACAAGAAGGCTCTGCGCGGTAACCGATCGCTTGGTGTCTTCGGACCAGCCATCGTCCCAGAGATCCACCGAATAGGCGTAGGCAAGCCAGGGCAGGATATCCATGGGCGCGGCATGCGGATCCCAGACAAGGCGAATGCCGGGGTCCAGGTCAAAGCGGCCTGCGGCGGCATCATCAAGGGCACGCTCAAGCGGTTGTGCATTCGGGGGCAAAAGGTCAACCATTCCGCACCACCACGTTGATTGTGAAGCCGGTGCAGTAAGCTGCTTGCTCTCCCGTGGGCTCGATATCGGCAAAGCCTGCAAGCGCCACCTTGTCGACGCCGGCAACGGTCAAGGCTTCATGGATGCCGGATTCCGTTACCCGCAAGCCAATGGCGTGCCGCGCATTCACGTAGTCTTGCAGCGCTGCTTGGCCGGCGTCCTGCGCAAGCGGGATCTGGGGGCCTTCGGTGACTTCAATGGTGGCGTCAATCGTGTAGGGCAGGATCTCCACGGCCTTGACAATCACCGTGTCGCCCATGGGTCGCACATAGGCGTCTGTCAGATGCGCCTCGACGGCAGTCAGGACGGGCGCGGGTGGCACCCCGTCGCCGTCCCAGCCCATGACAACAACGGTGATCTCTCCGGGGTTGGACTGAAACGCGTTGGCGTGTTTGACCTGTGCCGCGACGCCTGCCGCATCAAATGTGTATTGCGTGATCACCGTGCCGGGATCCGGGCTGGTGATCGAGACACTTGCCGGCGTCTCGCCGGCGGACAGGGTGTTGAAGATGTAACCGCCGCGTGAGCCTGCGACGCTCAGGGCTTCCGGGCTCAACAGGATCCGCCGCCGCAAACTCTCATCGTCTTCATAGGTGGCAGGGACCGGCGGCACGGCGTCCGGATCGCCGGCATCTATCAGCAGACGTGCGACACCGTATCGAGCGCCGATATGCTCCAGGTCCGCCCCTGTGGCGAAGGCGGGCATGACGCGGCGGGCATCGTCATTGGTGCGCCCGCGCCACTGCATTTCCCGATAGGCATAGAGTTCAAGCAGTTTGACCACCGGGTCGCTCTCAAGGGCAGCGGTGTGGTCGGGGTAGAGCGCCTGGAATGCTGTGATCAGTTCGCCGCGCACCGTCTCAAAAGACAGGTCTTGCAGAACCTCCGGCTTTGCCAGCGTGGCCGGGTCGATGTAGTCGAAGCGGCTCATATCAGCAGCCCCGTCAGGCGCGCCGCATAGCCATCGGCATAGGCAAGATCCAGATCGATTTCTGTCTTGCCGTCTCGGGAAGCGCGCACCAACTCAATGCGGGTGACCTTCACACGCGGTTCCCATTTTGCCAGGGCATCAGCACACACGGCCTTCAGCAGCATGCTGCCGGCGGCATTGGATGCGGCATCCACCAGGGAGAAGGCCAGGGATCCATAGTCCCGGCGCATGACACGGCTGCCAAGCGGCGTTGTCAGAATGTCGGTGATTGACTGGCGCAGATGGGCTTCGCCATCCAGCGGCGCGCCCGTGGAGGCTGACATGCCTTTCATGAGTGGGTCTCCCCGGCGCCTGGCGAGTTAGTCGACGGCATGAACGATCTCCGATCCTTCATGGATGACGCCGTTCAGCCCTGCGCTTGAACCAGCAGTGATCATTACCGCATCCCCCATGCGTGCGACGCGCTTGCCGCCTTCGCCTCCCAGATCCACGCGGGTGGCATCTACAAGGGCTTGAGGTGCTTGCACCGTCACCTTCGCGTTTGCCTGGATGGTGACGGCTCCGCCGTCTGCGCTTACGTCCACGGTCAGCGTGTGGGCATCGTGGTCGTAGGAAATGACGGTGCCATCCTTGAAGCGGATCAGCGCCTTGGCCGGATCACTTTCCGGCTGCGGATGATTTGCCTGGTAGACACCGCTCAGAACGACGCCATTGGCCGTGTCGCCGCTCTCGCTGAAAACAACAACCTGTTCGCCCTCGCTTGGCGTCCACCATGTGCGGTCCTGCCCAGCACGGATCGCAAAGAACGGCAGCCAGTCGGTAAACACGCCGTCGCCAAGGTCCACTTTGACGCGCGCCTTCGCCGGATCGATCGCGTGCACGCGTCCGCGCCGCACGATGTTTTCAACGCGGCGGAACAAGTCGGCGATATCAAATGGTGAGCGTTCGGACATGGCGGCATGTTTTCGACACGCCGTCCTTTTGTCATTGGGCTATCGGTTACAACACAGCCTTGTAACCCATTGGTGTTCTGGTGATCTTGGGGCGGGCATGCCTATGAGCTGAGTGACTCAAGTGCGTCGTTGGTGGCGGCACCTGGAAAGAGGGCGGCAGCAATCAGCCCGCCATTCAATCTGTTGCCGGCATGGTCAATCCCTATGTCTAGCGTCCTCAGGCCAACGGGCATATCAACAGTATGGTCTATCTGCGTGGTCGAGCCATTGCGTGACGCTTTCAGTTCTCCGGCTCTGAGGCTCCACGCCACCCGTTCGCGTTGCGAAGGCACGTAAGCGCCAAGGTTGATCTCACCTTCAGTGGTGCCCCCTGAGCGGACAAACAGTTTCAGGTCGCCCAGCACGGTCATGAGCCTTACACTCTCGTCAACATTTGCTGCATACAGGAAGAGCACACCGCCAGAGGTTGGGCCAGACAGATAGTCAATTGATCCGTGTAGCTCATAATCCATCCCGGCGGCTTCCCATCCCTCAATGGGTTCGTTGCCGCCTCCGCTGCGACTACCCTGCTTGGCGCGTGCCAGGTCCGCGCCCGCGATAAAATCGTGTCCGCTTGATAGATCTACGTCGCGAGCGGGATTGAATGCATCCCGATACGCGCCGACCGCGCCGGAGGCCAGGGATAGATTCCGCGCCGCATCAGCGCCCCATATCGCTTTGGGAGGGAACGCACGGGCAGCACGTTCCAATGTGGGGGTGAGTGGTTTGGCGATCGGGCCGTCTAGCGGCGCGTTGAGCGGGGACATGTGCTCATACGCTCGCGTTGAGATCAGTAAGCGCACCGGCATTGGAAACAGTGACCACCAGGGGAAGGTTGCTGTCTTCCGGCTGGGCAAGGACCGCGCCGTCCGCCGTTAATGTCCCATCTTCAAGCGCGATGATTGTGTCGTCAGGTGTCTTGTAGCCGAGTGTGACCGTTGCACCGTCCCACTGGCCCCAGACCAGTACCGTCCGCCGGCCCTTGATCATGGTTACAGCCTCACCGTCGACCGTCTGGTTCTTCATGAATGTCTTGGGGATTGTCATGGTCCGTTGCCTTCCTGTTGTGGCGTCACCGATAGGTCGGCAGGCCCTCCCTGGTGCCGCCGCTGCCGATCGTCAAAACCTGTTGCCGGTTGTGCTCTGAGCTGAAGCTCACATGGACCCATCCGGAGTGCGGCTGGCCGATCTTGTGAAATTCAAGAATGAGCTGGTCAAAGGTGAGGTTGTCGCGGATCCATTCCGCCAGGACATGGTTTGGAATACCCGGCAGCTCGATATCCGCGGCCTCACCGCGCGGGTGTGATTTCCTGTCCAGATAGAGTTCCCAGGCGGTCGCTTCGTCTGGATCAAGTTGCCGATGCTTTGCCCATCGCACAAAGCTCCGCCATGTCAGGACGCGCTCAAGTGCAGGGGAGCGATACCAGCTAGACGGTGAGAACGGGATGCGGAACTGGGCGCGGACAGGCTCAAGCACGGCGTGGGCCAGCGCTTCAAGGCGCGGGTGCGCAGACACGGGCGGCGTATTGTCGATGCCGTGACGGACGGCTGTCTGGCTGCGAGCGGCTTCGTGAAGCGTGAAGTGGGGAGAGAGGCGCTTGTTGATCATGGGGCCTGGTCCGGATCTATGTGATCG